TGAATAAGTTCATAAAAGATATGATTCTGACTTGTGTAATATCACCTCAATCAGCTTCAGAAGATACAGACACCGGGTATGAACTGCATTTCTGCGAATATTATGAACATATTACGGCTTTATTATGGTTTATCTATGACCAGAATTTCGGTTCAACCGTTCAGATGATAAAAAAAAAATTATCAGACAAAGGGCTCTATACCCCGAAGTCCTCGGAGAAGACAGAAACAAGCGACGAAGAGAAAGACGGACGGATAGACCCGTCGCTGAAAGCAGTGAGCCCGACGACAAGTCTTTTAACGAGTACGAATTACTGAAATGGTCAATAGTGCTTACAGGCAAAACCACCGCTACTGAAATAGAGGATAACTGGACTTATTCCGATATGCTCAGATGTATGTATTTTATGGAACAGCAGGCTGTGGAAGTCTGGCTGTCCACCCCTCCTGAAACAGACAACACTTCAAACACTCTCAACTTATAATCTATGGCTACTATCAGAGAACTGACAGCGAGACTTGGATTTGAGTTTGATCCTACACCCGCCACTCGTTTTGATGCCGCTATCAACCGTTCCAAGCGTAACCTGGAAGGTCTGAATAAGGTTAAACTTACCAAACTGCGTGCTAATCTGCTTAAGGCTTTTGGGATAATAGGGACTGCTGCCGCCGCTGCGTTTGGTGTCGGTTTTGCCGGGTTTCTTAAGTTTTCAGATGTGGCTCAGGCGCTGGCTCAATTAAGATTACAGGCCAAAGATAGTTTTGAACCCATCAGATCAGAAATCAAAAATATTTTAGCTGATCCGGTGATAGGTAAACTGACTACTGAACTGGATCTATTAAACGGTGCTTTGGCTGTTATCGGCAAAGGTATTGATCCGGGGGTATTAATCCGGACTCTGAAGCCCGCCCTTGAGTTTGCAATTGCCACCCGTCAGAGTATATCCGATGTAACCTTGGGTATCAGTTCATTTATAGCAGACGCTAATACTGATTTATTGGTACAGTTAGGTATTTTTGATCAGGCACAGCTTGAATTGCTGAAAGTAGCGGGGATTGATCCCGGCAAACAGGGACTTGTATCCCGGACTGCTTTTCTGGAGAACGCACTTGCTCAACAAGAGGGACGGACACGTAAGATAGTTACTGACCTGCAGGCATCCGGGGCTGTAGCTCAAAAAGAGTTGGCCAATACAGTTAATAAACTACTGGTTTTGATAGGTGAAAAGTCCCTTCCTTTATTTAAAGGTATCATTGATGAACTTATAGCAATCCTAGATAGTTTTATACAGTTTCTTCGTGGTGAAATCACAGTCAGAGATGTAGTATTTCGTGGAACAGAAGAACAGACAAGAGGGTTTGGCGCTTTCGGTGGATTAGGCGATATAGGCAAAACCACCGGATTACAAACAGACCAACCTTCTAACGCTTTGGCTGACTTTTTTTCAGGATTAGTAGGAGGTTTCAGAACCCCTACTGTAGGAGGTTTCAGAGGAGGTACTACAAGCGGCACAACCAATAATGATAATACCACAAGTACAATTACTGTCAGCGCTCCTATAACAGTCCAGACATCGGCAGGGGATGACGGCTCAATGATTGCCAGAAAAATAGGTGAGGAATTAAGAAAAGTGATCGGAACGGCAAAAGAACAGAGTGAAAGGACAACCATTATCAGAGGTAGTAATCAGTAATGGCGCTTTTTCTGCCTACAGAAGTTAAACTACTGATTCAGCCGGCTGATAGAGCGGAACCTTTATTGGAGGTTGATGCTTCCATGAGTGAGGATCATCGCTTTTCCGGAGATGTTTCCGAATTACCCATAGAGGATGGATCAAAAAAGGTTGATCATGTTACCATACTGCCTATAAGACTTGAGTTTGATCTGCTTTTCAGTGACCTTGCCATCAGTAAATTCAATCCTTTGAAATCCATTGAGGAATCAGCAGACGGTAGAGGGCGGAAAGCCTTTGAAAAGCTCTTAGGTTGGCAGAGAGGTAAAAGAGAATTGATTGTGACTACCGGGCTTGCTTCTTATACTAATATGTTTATTAAAAATCTTGATGTCCCACGTTCAGCGGCGGACGGCAGGAGTATTACGTGTAGGGTTGTATTTGCTGAGCTACCTATAGTGGTACGTTCAGGAGCAGGACAGCAGGGAACCACCAAGACCGTGATTGCCGCAGTTGAACACACAGCTTTCGGGTTGATTGTACTGGGGGATATAAGCTGAATGCTAGAATATATTAATCTATATTTTAAAAAAAGAACGACTTGGTTGCAAAGAATGATGTGTAGAATTTTTGGGCATAAATATATTTTTTATTCCGATTTATTAGTACATTGCAGGCATTGTTATATATTAAAAAATGGCGATAGTTGAAATTCCTCTGAGAAATGATATTTTCCGTTATTCATTCACAAAAGAGCTTGAAGGTGTAGTGTTTTCCTTCAGAATAACGTATAATCTGAGGATGGACAGTTGGGTACTGGATTTTATTGACGTGGTTAATGGTATCCGGTTAGCAGGAGGTCAGGACCTGCTTAAACAGTTTCATCATCTGGATGTACCTCCAGGGAACTTAAGGATAATTGACCTTGACGGGCTGAACACTGAACCGAACAAGACCAACCTTGGAGACAGGGTGGTGCTTCAATATACGGAGACTGAATAATGTTATTATTTATAGCTGATGATGTAGTAGAAACTATGTTTGAAGATAAAAACCACATACCGAAACAACAGACTGTATGGCCGGAATTTATAAGGCCGACTGATAATCAAGGTACTAGCCTGTTTCAGTTATTGAAACATAATGATTATTTACAGGATATCGAAGCGGAATGATAGACTACTTCCCGTACCTGGTTCAATGACAGGCGTTACTGAGTCACGATCAACTACCGGAAGGTGAGAAAAGTTGTTTACGGGGTAAACCATTAATAACGGAGACTGAATAATGCCTGTAGTACCACATCCAGCACCGAGGAAAAATGAAACAGAAAGAGAATATACTTTAAGAATTATAGAATGGGCTGATAAAAATCATACAGGATACTTATTTAGCATAGTAGGAATAGCTGCTATCTTGGGTATAATATCAATGTTGTATATCATATTTTATGACAGACTTCCTCTTTAACCGTGAAGTAAGGGTTGAATTCACTAACCGGGATGACCCGGACGATGTTGTGGTGATCGGAACTCCTGATCCGACAACCGGGGTTCAGGTGCCTAAAATCATAGGCGCTGAACCGCTTAAAATAGACTTCCAGGTTGAAAAGCAGTTATCTACTGAGCCTAACAGAGCGGACATTGATATTTCTAATTTAAGTGATGATTCAGCCTCTAAAATCAACTTCAGAAAACCTACTCTGGCTTTCAGATATGGACGCAGAGCGGATATATTCGCAGGTTATGAGGGTAGGATAAAGAAAATATTCTCAGGTGTTGTCATATCAGCTATCACCAGTAGAGAAGGGGCTATAAAAGTTACCAGAATTGAATGTAGGAATATCTTTTATGAGTTGATGCAGCTTCCTATCAATAGATCATTTGCCAAGGGAGACCTGAAAAGCAACGCAATCCTTACGATTATCAAAGATATAGGGGGGATGATTACTCCCCAGGGTAGAAATACTTTAAACAGCAGATTGTCCGGGCAGACATTTAAAGACGCTACTAATTTTACCGGAACGGCTTATAATATCATCAATGAGATCAGCAGAGGGCTGCTTAGTTCTGTTGTCATCTCTTTTGATGATGTAGCTACCAGTTTTAATCCTGTAGGTATCCCGTTGGATGAACCTCCTACGATTTATGACCAATTTACAGGACTGCTGGGTACTCCGCAGCCTACAGAGATAGGAGCTGATTTCAGAATCATGCTTGATCCTGATCTGAAAATTTCATCTCCGGTGCTTCTGCTTTCCGACACCATCCAGGCTTTTTTCGGAGCCGGAACGGAATTCACGACAACCGGACGTTTTGTGGTTAAACAGCTCATTCACTCAGGAACCAACAGAGCAGACGGCGTATTTGAAAGCCGGGTGATATCTGTATTCAATCGGACTAATCAACCTGAAACAACTTTTGCAGTGGCTTAATATAAAATTGTGGAAAAAGTAGATTTAGAAGCTGAAGGAGTAAAGATTATTAAAAAATTTATAAACTCCGATAAGTTAAATGATAATGAAAAAAAAGCGGTTGAGAGTGTTTTAAATGAAAATCATTTATTGAAAATCGGAAGTATTGTCATTATGGGAGTCTTTAGCCTTGTATGTATATATCTTACAGTAAAATTACACTATAAATAATATGAAAAAATATATTGTGCTGATAAGCATATTACTAATGATGGGTTGCTCCTCTAAAACAATCACTGAACCTGTCAAGAAAAGCGTTAATTGCAGTTTTCCTATGAAGTATATTAACGATTGTAAATAAATGACAGCTGAACAGGATAATTTTATTGCAGGGGTAGAGGCTGTTGTTAATCGGGTATTTGACAATCTCTCAGTCATGTTTCCGGGGATTATTATAGCTCCATCAGCCAAAGAAGGGCTGGTGGATGTCCAACCTAATATTAAAATTAAATTTCTGGGCAGTAATGAAGAGGTGGAACCCAAGGCGATTAATAATGTTATTCTGCATTATCCGGCCAGAACAGGACAGACCATTATCCGGCCACCAAGAGAAAGTCTGATCGGCTCAAAAGTCATGGTTCATATTTCGGAACATTCTCTGACTGAATGGCGTGAAAGCGGTGGAAAATCCGTCTTCCCTGAAGAAAGCAGACGTTTTAATCTTAATGATGCTGTAGCGGTATTAGGAATGTACTCGGAGAAAGTCCTTTGGCCTAACCCTCAGTTACCTAATACTTTTCAGATAGCAGGCCTTGAGGGGACGAAATTTTCCATAGGAACTCAGACAGCCGATTTACTGAGTATTCTGTTTAATATAAACGCCGCTTTGATAAGCAGTGGCGTATTGCCTGGGGCAACAGTCACGGCTCTGACAGCTCAACAGGATCTTTTAACTACAATCGCTAATCCGGTATAAAGTAATGGCCGCACAATTCATCATATACAAAGAAACTCCAGACCAGAACTTAGCTATTGAGAATGGGGATATTGTTCTATTGGAGGATCAGGACGCTATTATTCAACAACTGGGGACTGTTCTGAGATTGGCTAAAAACGATTGGTTTCTTGATCTGGATGAAGGCTTAAGATATCTTGATGCTGATGAACAGGAAAGACAGATTCTCGGAGCTCCGAATTTAAGTCTGGAGAATGAAACGGAAATTATTGAGAAAATCAACGGAGTTTTCGGCGTGGTTTCTCTGATTGATCTGAGTACTGAATTTCTGAATGATAATACTACTTTCAGTATAAAAGCAACAGTCACCACCATTTTTTCAACTATACCATTGAGCGTATCTATACAGGTGTAATATGCCCATAATATTTAACGAAAACGGCCTTGTAATTCAATCTCTGGCTGAGATCAAAGAAGAGATTAAAAGTGGTTATACTGTGGATGGTGTTCCGAAAAAAGGATATATACAGCATTTCGGATTAGGCATTCAACTGGAGGATGACACCGGTATAGGGAAGCAGATATCTATTAATGCAGAACGGGAACTGCTGCTGCAGGAAAAAATTGAAACTGTTAATGATTCGGCGTATAGGGCATCCGCAGGCGGAATATCATTGGATCGTACTCTGGAGGCTATTGAACTGCAACGGCAAGGGGGTTTGCCTTCAACTCTTATAGTCTATGCTGCCGGGACACCTTCAACTATTGTGACGGCTGAAGATTTAAATATGTCTGTGGATGGGACAGGCGCTTTATTCGTTAATCCGGCCGGATTTACTCTTGGTAGTCTGGTGGATGAATCTGTGGATACTGTAACCCGTGTCAGTACTACTGTCACTGTAACTATCGGCGGCGGTCATTCTTTCCCATTGGACAGTTTTGTTTTCATAGAAGGCGCTGAACAGGATGAATATAATGGTCTACATGAGATTACAGCCATTACAGCCACTACTTTTGATTATGAATTAATCGGTATTCTGCCTGTTACCCCGGCTACCGGAACCATCATAACCAGAGAAGCAACACCTTTTAATGCTGAATCAGTAGAAAACGGGGCTATTCAGGCCCTTGACGGGGCTATCAATACTATTGCCACGGCTGTTCCCGGAATTGACCGGGTGGAGAATGCGGATGACGCTGCCTTAGGAAGATTAGGAGAAACTGACCCTGAAGTCAGAACCAGAGCGAATGAAAGTCTGGCTGTTCTCGGAGCGGCTACTACAGCAGCTATTCAATCTAAAGTATTAAATGTTCCAGGGGTGACCTTTGCTCAGGTATTTCAGAATGTGACGGACTTTGTGGACACTAACGGATTACCGCCTCATTCTATCCGGGTAGTGGTCTCCGGTGGCGATGATGATGATATTTTCAATACTCTTTTTCTGGATGCTGTTTCAGGCGGAATAAAGATGGATGGTACTGAAGAAACCACTATTATAGATAACGCCGGGGAACCCCAGCCTGTGGCTTTTTCACGACCTACTGCAGTACAGATTTTTGTCGATGCCGGAAACGGGCTGACAACGAATAGTGATATAAACCAGGGCGCTATCTTTCCTGCAAACGGTAGTGATCTGATTAAAGCGGCGCTTGTAGCTATCCCGTTTCAGTTAGGAGCTGATGTCTGGCCATCATTAATTAAAGGAGCTATTGATTCAGTGGACGGTGTGATCACCAGTGATCCGGAGTTTGATATAACACCATCTCCTACCAATAAGGCCACTATAATTATTTCATCTATTGAGCTGGCTGAAATTGACAGCGGAGATATTACAGGATTACCATGACCGAAATGACTATTGAAATTCCACCTCCTATGATTATTCCTGTTGATACGCATGTTCAGGATGCGAAAGGCAGGGCTGTCTGGCAATATAAAAATAAATCAGAATGGGACGCTCTGACTGAAATTCATGCTGAAAGAATGCAGGTTTTAGAAAATGTACTGGAACAGATTCTTATAGAGCGTTCCTTAACCAGGTCAATAGGTGTCCAACTTGACAGATACGGTGCTGATTTTAAGGTATTTCGGGAAGGCGATAATGACGAGGATTTCAGATTAAGAATCCGTGTAACAATTAATATCCTTAAAAGTTTCGGAGAGGTGAATTCATTACTCTTCAATCTGGAGAGGCTGGTTTTTCCAAGAACCGTAAGCCTTAATCAGGTTTTTCCGTTATTGATACTGATGTTTGTATCTGTAACCGACTTCGGAGAAATCAGTGATGAAGCATTGGCCATGGTTGATAAAACTATGCAGCTTATAAAGGCGGCCGGAGTAGGTCTGGAAATTGGCCTACAGCTTGTCGGAAATGCTTTCATAGTATCTGATAATCCTTCAGGAGGTGCGGCAGGTGAAGGCGTAGCCACTCTGATAGATGGGTCGGATGGTGGGGCCTTTGTTAAGAGTATTGTTTAGATTATCTGATATTATTTTTACTTTTCCATTCGGTTAATTCAACCCAATTTAACAGCATAATTTCTGATATTGATTTAACTTTATCGATAAACGATATTGTAAGGCTAAATATGTTCTAGGATCATTGAATACATTTACGGGCAATCTGTTTGCTGATTCTGAGAATTGTCGTAAATATAAACTTTGAATTGGGTCTGTCTCTAATCGTAAGAATAAATGAATCTCTTCTGATTCAGTTTTAATAATTGTGAAACGATATTCTTCTATATCAATTATATTGTTCATATCTCAATCCACATTTTAAAATTACAAATAATCATTTTTCGGATAGTCCCACCATCTTTTAAGATTCCCGTACCTTTGCAGTGAGTCAATAGCGTCATCCAGTTCCATAGTATATTTCCTATCATGTGAGTGTTCCCGCTTCCTGAATCTGACGAGCTTTCTGATCATCTGTTCTATTGAAGGCTGATCTTCTTCTGTAATCGGTGGTAATATCATAATTCTTTTAATTCTGACCTAGTTAATATATACTGGTTACATCAGATACAGCCGGTTATTTTTTATTGTTTGGAATACCATGGGAATCGGTTGTGTCTGGTTTTTTATTTATGGGATTTAAATGCTTCACTATGTATTTCATCATTCTTTTATTCACTTTATCGGATTCAGAATCCGTTAAAAAACTTGCCAGTCTCAACCGATTAAATGCTGTACGATTCAGTTCAATATATTCTCCTCTGCTAATTTCCATTCCACTATCTGTATCATTTAACTCAAAACCCTGTTTTTTAAGTTGTTCTGGAATAGTTTTTCCCATTAGGCCGAAAGTAATACCTACAGTTTGTTGTTCTTCCATCTTTAAACCTCAATATAAGCGTTTTTATCATAAGGCAGATAGTCAATGACGGCTTGCTTAGCCTCTGCCGTTGAGTAGCATATAACGTACCTGAATCCGACCTGAATCAGCAGAAGTCTTTTTACTTTCTGTTCATCGCTCAAGTCTATCAGATATTCCTCTGCTCGATGTTTAACCATCAGATTATCAGATAAACCTCCTTTACGGTATTTCATTTCAATTCTGAGACCGCATAAATCATCTACCGAGCGGTCAAGATTAATATCAGGTATCCCCTCAGTCATTCCCTCAGCTTTCATTTTCTTAGCTACAGGACTCCACCATTGACCTTTATTATTCTGTCTTTTCGGGAACATACCTCCGTTAGGTACGGCGTAACATAAACCCATAGCGGCCTTTATTTCCGGCCGCTTATTGTAAAGTCTGTTAGCCCTTACCCAAAAGAAAAATGATACCTGGTTATCGTGTTCGCTCATTATCTGGCCAGCACCGCTTGAATTTCCTGAATAAGTATATCCGCTGCATCCTTGTCATTATCAAGAATAATAGCTTTTACTCTGGTTTTTGAAAAAGAGTTTTCCTCCTCCATTAAATCAAAGGTAGTAAAATATGCATCATCCTCAAACATCTTTTTGATTTTTTCCACTACAGGGTGGAGGGAAGGTTTGTCAGATGTTTGTTTGGCCGGAGGTTTTTCCGTTATTTGAGCATCTTCTGCTTTCTTTTTAAATGGCTCTTCAAAAGTATGCTTGGATTTTGAAGGTTTGGTTATTTTTTCAAGAGGAATGATATTTTCCTTCTCAGGTGTGATATTAAGCAGCTGAGAATCTTTTAACTCTTCCTGAGTATCCATCCCCATTAATACCTCAGGACAGTATTTACGGATCATTTTCATAGCGGCTCTGTAAGCCAGAAAAGTGGATGTCATCTTAGACCACATAGGATTTTTAGTCCACCATCCCATATCCTTGGCTTCCTGCACGCTGCATGTATCCTCACAGAGAGCCCCATTTAGTGTCGTGGCGTATGCTTTACAGGCTCTTGAATCCTTTTCACCTGTGTATTCATATTGAATCACATCCGTGAATTTTCCTGATTTATTTACTAAAGCAATTGCCAGTTGTGTCTCAATCCCCATTTTCCCATGTACTACATATGTTTTCTGCATTAACAGCAAAGGGTCAATTTTCAGTCTCATAGCAAGATTAAAAGCTATCATGCAGTCAGCCTGATGTCCTTGGTAATGCATCGGCACCATTTTAGATTTTGCAAACATGGATGATACTCTTAAGGCATGTTCAAACTTGTTTGAATCCAGATATCCCGAAAATTCACCATCATCTGTAACTGTAGGAAATTTACTGCCGTTGATGGTCTGTAGGTCTTTAGTGTCCATTATATCTCCTTAAAATTAATTAACCGGTCTCCCGTATTTATTCACACTTTGTTCTTTAAATCCTACAGCTTTTTTACCACCTTTGATCCATGACCAGCATTCAGTCAGTTTTTCACTGTATTCTGATTGCAGCTGCATAACATCAAGGGGCTGCATTTCTCTGACATAAGTCAGATATGGCGCTGCGCACTCACATATGAGATAGATCATATTCAAAGGCGGTTCTACATCATTCCTACGGCAATACTGGCCGTATCCAGTGGAGTAATGTCTGTCCTGCCATCTGGTTTTAATGAATCTGGTGGTGAACTGTTTAATTCCTCCTGTAAACTTCAGATCAATCAAGATGCCTTGTTTACCTTCGGAAGTTTCATAAACAGCTTCAATATCAGATTTCATTCGGCATTCCGCCCCACATTCAATATCTTTCCAGTAATGTTCTGTCTGGAATTTCACTGTATCCAGTCCCATGAGCATCTCTACAATGTTATTACCTCTCCACTCAGCTTTCAGGAAATTAGACCACATCTTTTCCATTTTATCCCAGCATCCTGTAGGGATAGGGCGCTTATGGTCATTAGCCTGTATTTCATCAAGTAGGATATGATAAGCAGCATAAGTCTGGTTTAATGCTTTCTTCCCTTTATTCCAGACATAAGCTGATTTAACGGCTTTCTTTACATTCTTGCTGTCCATCAGCTCAGGAATACCCGGAACTTTCTTCGGGTTGGGAAAGTCTGAGACAGTTGAGAGAAAGTATTTGTCATTAAAACCGTTTTTACCCCCGGTCAGATAATGCTCCACGAGGTCTTCCCATACTCTGCCGTTCTCCATCGGGTTAGTAGGTTTAACTTCCATTAAGGCATGGTCAGGGCTATCCTCTATGTAGGTACTAAGCAGACTTGATCCGATTGCCGGGTTATCAAAATAGGGTTGGTCTTTTCTCATTCGCCCTCATCTATTATTACTTTCCTCTGTTCCCATTCAATGGCACCCCAAGGTGTTTTTTCATAGCAGGTATCGCAAACCATTCCGCATTCCTCAATATCCAGTCCGTGTTCATCGGCCTCGGCTGTTGCCTCTTCCGGGCTCCATCCGAACTTAAAAATACCTTGGCACATTTCACAACGGTATTCACCGGTTCCAGGTTGTTCGTTTTCACTCATTATTCAGCCTTTCTGAAGAAAGTCTGCTTATATGCCCACGCATCTAATTCCTGTATTTCTAATTCCATTACAGGTCCTTTTTTGTCGTTACTAAACTGTGTCCATAATATATTGAAAGACTGGTATAGTTTTTTGGCTGATGACACACGTCTTATTTCTTCTTTAGTAGCTGTCTGAGCAACTTCTAGATCAGCTATTTCCTCAGTTACTTGGCCCCATGTTTTCATTCTGTTTTTCCTTTTAAGTACTGTTTAAAAAGAGTGGAATTTCTCACGTGTTCGTTGATAAAATCACTTTTCTGATGTTTAGCTGATAATATACTCAGGAACTCGTGAACATCTTTATCCACTACTATGGTTGATCGTATTCTGTTATTGCTTTTTAAGTTAAAAGTTTTCATTCTGTTTTGAATTAAAAGTTATGTATAGAAGTATTATGTAAAGTACACAGTAAGTCAACACTTTATTTTAATTATTCACTTAAAGATAAAGGGGACTTATCAGGTAAGCCTATCTTCACATATAGAGTATGCTTTCAGCAACACTTTATATGTACTGAAAAACATATGACAAAGATATATTACTTAGATATATCACTTTGTCATATACTATAAGCATATCACTAAGCCATATTACCTAGTAACACAACTACACCAATGAAAACAACGATAGGAATAACCACAGAATTACTGAAGGAAATAGAGAAAACAAGCAGAGAACTGAGCTTTAAATTTAAAGGTGAGGGGGTTTCTTTTTCTACTGAAAAATGCTCTCAGACATATCAGAAAAAGAGGATATGATTCTTTTCTGATGAAAAATGAAGAGGTGCAGTTGACAGCTCCGATGGATATTCCAAAGGAAAAAATACAGAAGGCTGACCGGACCTGGGTAGTCTATAAAAAGAGCCTGGAAAGTCCTCTTTATAAAAATCCTCTGGTCTGGCGCTTATGGATGTATTGTTTGGATAAAGCGGTTACAGCAGAAAAATTGATCTATATCAACTCTTCGACATCTGTAACTTTAGCAGCAGGAAGTTTTCTGACTTCCAATGCCAAGACAATAGAAGAGACAGGCTTAACAGATAAGAACTATAGGGTAGGTATGAAACTGCTGACAGAAGAGAAGATGATAGAAACCGCCAAGCATCAAAGCCGGGCGGTGGGGACTGTCATTAAGATTGTGGGGTATTAAAAATGACTTATATTTTTTTCCCATTTATCAATACTTCCTTATCCATATCGACGCTAATGATTCGATAAAGTTTCTTGCCATTGACCTCAACAATATCATGTGTATTAATTGGGAATTTATGTTCCATAACCTGCAGAAATTCGCTGGTCACATCTCTCTTGCCCTCCCTCCAGCGTCCATTAGTTTGTTTTCCGAGATAAACATTTTTAGTTAAAGGGCTAAAACCTAAATGCAGTTTATTATCTTTTATTGGTTTTTCTTTCATAATTTATTCTTTTATTCGTTATTTACATTTAAAACGGAATATCTTCCTCAATAAATTCCTCATCATTCTTTTTAACTTCAAACGGCTTAGCCTGCTGTTCAGCTTGCGGAGCAGCTGAATTATCATAGTTGGGGTAATTACTGGGCTTGTCGGTTCCTGCCTGATATCCACTGCCCTGACCCTGACCTTTCGGATCAAGCAATTGAATATTCTTACCCACAATCTCAGTAGTATATCTCTTATTTCCGTCCTTATCCTGCCATTCTCTGGTTTGGAGACTGCCTTCCACAAATAACTGAGAGCCTTTATGACAATACTGACTGACTATTTCAGCCAGCCTTTCCCATAACACAACTCTATGCCATTCTGTACGGTTCTGTTTATTGCCGTCTTTGTCTTTATAAAACTCACTTGAAGCCAGCGTCACATTGAGGACTGACTTACCTGTTTTTGTCTGCTTCGGTTCAGGCTCCCCGCCTAGTCTTCCGATTAAAAAATACTTTGTTTAAATTGCCCATTAATCCTCCACGGGTACAAGTTTGAATTTCTGCATTTTGTCTTTACTGAATAATCCTTTTTGAGGGCAAACAAGTGAATCAGGGAGCCCAAATCCTTTTGGTTCGGCATACAACCAGGATTGGTTTTGATCATCACACTTACCCCATACATAAATCGGTTCCGGCTGAATCTCCCATATCTGAGCTTTCTGCTGTTCAGGTGTCGGCCACCAATCATTGCCGATATTGTCGATATTCCGTAATCGACCAAGTTCCTCTTTATATTTATGCCAACCATTTTCATTGAATCTTAATGCTTTCTCAGTCCCTACAACCTTGTCTAAAGCCTCTAAAAATCTGTATCTCTTTACATCACTCATTAATAAACTCCTTTATCTCATTCATAGTTTAATTTATAATTGCTGAAGTTCCGTTCATTTCATTCTGGAGTGTCACCAGCTCTTTGACCTCTTTCAGTTCTTTTTTCAGGTCTAATACCGCTGTGCAGAGTAAATCCAGTGTTTTACACTGTTTATCCATGATCTGTAACTGTCTTTCAAAAGTGTTCAATATTCTGTCTTTAATAGTCATAATTTATTTTAAGGTTCCTATGTTGGGTTAATGCCCGTAAGTTTTTTTTCTAAATATTCAATTCTATGCGCAGCTTCATCTAATATTAAATCTGCATCCCTATCAACTTCGGCGGGTATTCTCATATCAAATTCACGTAATCCTTTTTCACCTTTTGTTACTGCTGTAGCTAATTCACGTAAACGCTTAACTAGTTTATAACTAGGCACTTCCCTAGTATTTTTGTATTTCCTGTTCATAATTTATTTTATTATTTGTTTACTATTTTGATTCTTACATAAGGAATCTTTTCTTCTATTAGCCAATCTATTAAAGTTCCTGGATCAACACTTTGATCCTCTCCCACTTGTTCTATTAGAAAATTTTCAATAGCGTCTCTAATCCGTGCTTCAGGTTCTCCCATCGTACTTTTCTCCATTTATGTTTTTAAAGTGTGTGTATAATTGATTTTATACACACACTTGGATTTGCTCTTATTTTAAGTCTATTGAAATAACCTTTCTATTAGGGAAACCTTTGATTGATTTACTCATTTGTATCAATTTTGTTTTAACCCGTTTTATCCTCATAGAATCCTCAACTTCTATATCAATAGTTAAATCTCCATATTCATTCATGGCGGCTTCTAAAGCAGTCAACAATTTACTTATTTTCACTCTCCCTCCTCAGATTGTTTATACCCGTTTCCCTCGGCCCATATTTTAATGGTTTATAAATATGACATGCCGATACATTATCATTTCCCTTGCCCGTTCCCCATATTATTTGTTTTGCTTTGCATGTTGCAAATTCATTTCGGCAACTATCGCATAGGTTAATATTATTGATCATTCCTATAGATTGCATAGTAGTCTCTGCTATCACTATTCCTCCTCAGATTGTTTTAATAAGTTCCTGCCTGAAACCTATAGTTTGTCCTGCCAGACAGGTGTTTGATTTTTATTAACGGTTTTTCTTTTCTGATCTTCCTCTTCCTGCCTTACCCTTTCTTTAATAAAGCGTAATGCCGTTTCATATCGGGACTCACGGGGATAACCTATACTGACAGCACTAATCAGCTTCCTGTACCTCTGAGTTATCACTGTAGTTCTATCATTCATTCAATCTCCAATTTATATTTCTCGACTAACTCCGGGTTCTGGAACACGTTGCCGAGGATTTTCATCCTCTCTTTGCATACCGGAGATACTATGTCATAATAAATATATACGTTACCACTGTCATAAATTTTTATACAAAATCCAGCCTTCTGAAAGATGACAACCCCTGTCCAGATTCCGAACGTAACAATATCCCCTTCAAAAATCTTCTTCCCGTTGATGTCCTTTAATCCGGTGTATTGGGTTCCTGTCCCTGGAAAAATCATGTAAAAATCACCGTTTACCATACCTGATGTATAGCTATAAATACAATGTTGGTTGTGGAGGAATCCATATACCCATTTTTTGGTATCTTGACGCACTCCTCTGAATAAAATCTCTCTCTGTTTCCATTCCGTCATTTCAATGCCTCACTCTTGAATATCCAACACTCTTTTTTACCCATGCTTCCTTTAATTTTATCAGTTTGTAGGTTCTTTTGTGGTCATCTGTGTAGATAACCGTTAACGGCAGTTCCAATCTTTCAATATAAAAATGAACAGTCTTTTTATTAGCACCGCAGATAGGCCTTAATCCTATAAAAAACACATTATCTTCATCGTCTACTGCCCAGTACTGATTCTGAATCAACAGATAACGAGTCTGGTCAGCAGGTGTTTTTAATATACTCTTAAGCGGTTTTCTTCTGTATCTTGTCATTTTCTGATTTTTATATATAATAAGCAGAGAGTTTGTAAGTCTCTCTGCCTTCGGTTAATGCCATACAATGTTATGAGCGGTTAATATTGCCTGTTTCTGAGTGCCCAATTCGTTCCAGGGTTTATTAATCATGTTCTCAGCTTCGGGAGTTAATTCACCGGTTACAGGATTTACAAACTCCTCACACATACCCAGGATGACTGTCCTCATCCATCTGTTTTCTTTATCCCAACGCAGAGACTCCGCTATCTCTGTTGTCTCCAGCATTGTGAATATATCCATCTGTCCCAGTTCCATCCGACTCCTCCTCTATTACAGCAATGATATAAGCATGCTCACTGCGGTTTTTAAAATTAATTCTGTCCCATACACAGGGTGAATTCTCACCTAAATAAGCAGTATGATAATAATTCCATCCTTCCTTGGTTTTTCCTGCTATTACAACTCCAGGGCATTTAAACGGACTGTCTGATAATACCTTCTGCATCATCATTATTTCAGTCTCTATTCTCACTTTATCCAGTCCGTGTTCCTTGATGAAGGATTTACGGAGTAATCGGGTTTTATAGCTCATAGGTTTTTCTCTGTTCCATTTTATTTAAAGTTTTTTTAATTCTGCTTCCAATGCTTCCAATTCATCTTTTTTTACTTGAAGAGCATCAGCCAGCACATTTCTGACATCTTCATATGGGACGAAGGTAAGAGAATTAATAGTCATATGCCCTATTGTATAAGAGCCGGGATGATCTTGATGATCTTTAAGATTTATCAGGTTTTTAATGTCTCTTATTAATCTATTTAATGTGGTTATTTTACCTAATAATTTCTGGCCTTCAACTAAGGCAGCGTCATCCGCATTCTCCACCCGGTCAATTCCGGGAACAGCCGTGGCAATAGTATTGATAGCCCCGTCAAGGGCCTGAATAGCCCCGTTTTCTACTGATTCAGCATTAAAAGGTGTTTGTTCTTTTTTCATTTTTCTTCTCCTCCACATAGGTTTTAAAATCTTCAGTACTTCTGAAATACTCTACCACTAAAGGACTTATTTTGACTCCTTTTGTAGTTAAATACTGTAGAAACTCTTCAACGTCAGGATCAACAGTTATTGATCTTTTTATCTTTGGCGCTTTCTTTTCAAAAAAACTACTCATGTTTTATTCCGTTCAATGTTAAAAAATCAGCTGATGTTTAATACCATACTACTATATAGATAGTTGTCAATAGTTATTTACGCATAATAATAATTATTTCCAACATACCCAAGGCAAAAGAAAATCCTTCCGTTTATCTCTTTTTAAGATTATGATTATTTTATAATCATTTTTACGTCAAACCTCAAAAGAGAGTTAATTATGTTCAGAATACTTTTATTTATCGGAGTAGTCCTTCTGTTAGGCTGCGGAAGCTCCAACCCGGCTTCTGATGGAACCGGAACAACCCAGGCCTCTGCTATTGTTCAGAGCATTGATCTTGCCGGCGCTTCAGTCCTGGCCTTAAAAGAAAAAGAGGAAGGCCTGGCGGCTTCCTACAGTCCTGGTTTTAATAGAGTATCCGCATCTGAAAGATGTGATGAGCTGGGAAGACTGGACGGGGTGACCTATTCGGGTTTGGATATCAAGGATAAAAACGGAGGTAGTCTGATGCCGTGCTTCAGAAATGTGCATTATCTGACAGGTAACAGTATCTATGGGCAGTATAAGCCGGATGTTGATAGTGATTACGTTTCTTTCATTACGGATTCCAACGGCAAAGTACATCACCTTAAAAACCACCCTAAAAAGACATCAGGATTCAAAAGCGATAAATTAATAAGACAGTATAAGGGGAACCCCGTTTATTTGGATTCTGAGGGCTTTCTGACATCATTTGATCTGAAAACTGATGAAGAGGAAATTCTTATCTATGCCCCCGTCGGTCATTTTGTGATTCTGAATAAAAATAACGGCGAGAATATCGTTTATCACGACTTAGGCGGAGGACACGTAATCAGACCGAATGGAGGTATAGAGGATATCCCGGAAATCAATTCCTCCAGATTCTATTATAAAAACGGAAGTGAGGATTTAGGCTATGTCAGTACTCAGAAATTCAGGAATATTCTTTTTAATGATGATGGGAGTATCAACAACAGTACTGGTATTCCGGCCATGTATTCAGCTATTCCGGTGGCTTATGAAGCATTTATCACTGATGCTTCTGGTTCTCTGCCCAACCCTATTAATACGGCTCCTGTTATAGCCACTTCTATGGTAACTTGTGAAAGATCTGAGAATCTGTTGATTTGTGATGGGAACTATCTGAAAGCTTATGTAATTGCCGGGAGTGATGAGGATATTAAGGAAATTAAATGGTGCGATTATGGTAATTGCAGTGGGTTAACTCCGCTGGCTTGTGTCGATAATGAGTATATTTATTACTATTCAAGTAATAATACAGCTGAACCTTCCAGACAGTTAACACGTATCAAACGGGATTTTACCGCCTTTGAAAACATCATAACCAATATTGAAATTGATCTTTTAACCTGTATGAATAACGGCAAGCTGCTGATCAGTGGGCGTAATACGGATACTTCCATAGATGAAAAATTTCATTTTGATCCGGCGCTTAGAATAAAAACCATGATTACTGAAAATATTACTGAGTTTATCAACTGATCCAACTTGGGGTGTTTGGTTTCATATCATCTATTTCAGCATCGGTTTTATAGGTGCTGAAATCAGTCAATCCCGGCCAGTCCAATAACTCCTGGTGCAGATCATCTCTTTCTGTTATCTGCCCGGCCGTTAAATTATATTTCAACGGTTTGACATAAGTATCATCTATCCATTCCGCCAGTTTCCCGTTTCTCCAGCGTCTGATTTTAACCTCAATAAAATGATCATTATCTGATTCCAATTTATCTTGTGCATCTGCTTCTTTGGCTTCCTTAGCTGTTCTCTGATCATATTCCTGCTGACTCTCACTGCTCCACTGCCAGGGTAAATGCATTCCGCCGTTCCAGATTTTAAGCAGATGACCGTCTAAAAGAGGGGCAGGTTTATTAATATCCGGGTTATTGTAAAAATCATCCTGAACATCCAATAAAGCTTGGGCTTGAGATTTTGTTGTTACTTGGTAGTTTTTTCTGTATGTTTCCATTTACGTCCTATAATAGTAGTATACTGCACTTGAAATAGGTTGAGTCTGATCGTGGGTTCTGGCTGAAGGAGAGTTGGAAGCGTCAAAATTCATTAAATCAAAATCATCATCAGGAGGAGTTACAGAATTTGTTGATGCCTCAGTAGCACCTCCACCTGGGTTAAGAGTAAGGGCACCAGTGGCGGATACTAGTGTCGCATTACCACCTCTGCTTTCAACACTACCTACAATATTCTGAAAAGCATCGGCATCATGTGAACCCCCGGCTGCTCCTGAGTTATCGATAGTAATATTGAAAGAGCCGTCAGTAACAGTAGCATTAACTGCTGCTCCGGTCAGAGCGTCGAACATTTCTCCGGTTTCTGCGGTGGTATCCAGATTTCTGAGAATAGTTGTACCGACTGCTCCATCAGGAATACCTTGGGCACTGCCTCCGTTTATTCTCATCCCGTTTTTAGCTAAAGGGAACCCTGCTCCAGGAAAGCCAATCTGGTTGGAACCGTTTGTGACGGAAATTGAAAAAAGTATACTTACCCCTGTCGGATCGGTTCTTAAATTTATACGACTGTCCGCCGCTGAAATATCAGTAAAAAAACGGTTGGCTGTATTCAGGTTGAAAAGCCATGCTGATGTGGCTAAAGGAGAAAAACGGCTTTGATTCTCAGTAAATCCACCGGAACCGTCTGACCTCTGACCATCCAGAGCAATATTCAGGTCTCTGAACCAGGCCAGATTGTCAACAGCGGCATTACTCGTAAAAGGTTTTAAAGCGCCATCCATTCTTAAAAAATAAGGATTGATCGGCTGAGTATCATATTTGACTATCTGTCCGGCTGAGGATGGATCATAAATCACATTCCCATTTACTTTAATCTGATTATTCTTACCCTGATTAGCTATGAACTGCCTCTGCGTAATAGTCAGATTCGCAAATTGAAGAAAATCAAAAGTCTGCTCCGTCTGTAAATCCAGCTTACATTCTGAAGTTCCTGAACCGAACATTATTTTAAAAGGTACTCCGCCTCCTGCATTGCCAAGCTGAAATTTAGGATTCTCTCCGGATTGTCCCGGCGTACTGCCTATATGGAATATCTCCAGGCCGGTGATATTATCAATCACAAGATTGTCAGTCAGTGTATCCATACCGATAACAGCGATTCTGTCATGATCAGTCAGAATCACCTCATCACCTGCCTTATCCTCAAACCTCTGTTGTGCCTGATCCCAGGTCATAGTAGCGAAGTTACTTGATACCTGAGAAGCAGAACCTAAGATATGTTCATACCCGTGTGCTTCAAAAAGAAGCTGATCCAGATGATCTCCGAAAATACCCTTATTGCCTAAAGCGCCTATTGTCCCGGCGCTTCTGAATGCCTCTCCGGGGTCTGCTTTAGTAAATCTCCCGTGGGCTAGTGTTCTACTCATATTTAAATCCTTAAAAGGTCATCCATTATTTCAATTGCCTCTTTTTCGTCTTTACATGTTACTATAGTAGGCTCTGCTCTATCCCCATCTTTTACAAATACATCAAGAACGGCTCCCTTTCTGTAGATGAAGTCTATATCTGTAGTCCTGACAAGTAATGAATTTCCTATTAGCGTAAACTGCTGCATATAATCTCCATTATATTATTGATTGAAAAGTTATTATTCCGTTTTCCCTACCTGTTATGTATTATAGATGAATTATCTGAAAAACGGCAGATTAAAATTGTTTTATGCTTAAAAAATAATTATAATGATGCTTTCATACCCTGCGGTTATGAAAGGCCCGCTTAAAAGAGGTATGAGATGCCCGGCGGATTTTCCTATTCTGAGTCTGCCGGGTTTCCTGTGTTATACTTATTTAAGCATATACAGGATATAACTCCATTTATTCCTCAATGGTTTTCCCTGTTTATATTGAAGAAATCCATATTTACGCCACTTTCCTAAAAACTCTTTTCTATATGACAAAGTATCAATCACAGTAATTTTCTGCTGGCTGTTAATCTCTATGTAGAAATCATTTATCCCTGTTATGGGATTAAAAAACAGATATAAACGGCCGTTTTCATCATCTTGATACAGAGGTATAGGAATCAAAAATCTTTTCGGTGTCCTGTCGGGTTTATATTCGTTATAATATTCTTTTAAAAGAGGCTGAATCAGTTTAATATCCTCGGGGTATGTCGAGGGCATCTTTTTAATTGTGTCCTGATGGATCAGCCAGACAATTCGTCGTGTATTTGCATCCGTTCGCCTGTCTAATCCATTGATATAATAAGATGTGCCATGATTATGTGTACTTTTAGAGCAGTCCATGCCTGTAATAATAACTAAAATAACCAGTAAATATTTCATTTTATCCTTTGTTAAAATTTAAAAACTGAGGTCTTGTGGTTTGACTATCTTTTCTTTGAGAAGGTGGAGGAGGAGGCTGGACTTAATATGTGTTGGCTTCGCCTCTGTGTATCCGATTCCAGGTACTTCATTACTTACAGGATAGGGAAAATAGCCAGCTGTATAACTTACAGGGTGAATTTTCCTGCTGTCGTTGTCCCCGTTTTTCCGGAAATGATAAAATAATAAAATTTCGTCAATTGTACATCGGGAAGGCAGTAATACATCCAGTTCGGCTGAGGAATAGGCTGGATATTCACAAAAGTCATCTGATTTTACATAGGTCAGATTGGTAGTTAATATCCATTCCTTGCATTCCTTGTCTATTTCCATCCAAATAAAATAACTCTCCAGCTTCAACCCCAACTCATCAAATTTCCTAGCCTGCTTCAAAGTACAGACCTGATTTTCAAGTGTGTACATTTTTTCTCTTAAAGTTCTTTCAGTTCTTTCTGGGCTTCGTTTTTATTGCCTATGTGGTAATCCTTAATCTCAAGTAATATTTTTTCAACTAATCCCTCATTTGGAATGTAGATGTTCGGATTTGCATTTAATATTTGTATATAGCCGGATGGAGGTTCATTTTCCCCCTGTGCCTGTTTGTAACTATTCATATTCAGAAATAAAGTTTCGATGCTTTTAATATTTTCTTCAGCTTCTGTAATTGTTACAAATAATTCTGTAGCCTTATCATAATTTTCCTTGTTCATTCTCTCTCCGTTTGATTGTTGTCATATAGCTGCTGAAAACGGCTCTTAAATCTTTATCTTTGATTTGATCTGATACCTGAGTAACCATTTTCAGCTCGTCATTTTTAAGTGGCTTTAAACGCTGTTTCCGGTCGATTCTGATTTCAGGCGCTTTTACCTCTTCGCCTACCCTGAATTTTATTTTAAGTACCTTACCCTCTCCCAGAATCGCCGGAGAGGCTATCAGCTCAATCAGTCTGTCTGTAAAGTACGAAAGCTGATGGGCATAAGCAGAATCCTGAACCAGGATATAAAGTATTTTCCTTACCAGTCTGGACGGACTTGTTTTCTCAGCCAGCGAATCACCGACAACCACATGCCAATGTTCCTGTAGTATTCTGAAATAATGAAATTCAGTATGTCTGTCTGATTTAACTGCGGTTTTTAAGGCTGTCTTTAAGGTGAAGAGATTTTCCATTTTAAAACATAAGTATGTCTACGGGGTAATTAATATTCGGATTCACACTGGTGTAACCTCCCTTTTTATCAATTAATTCAGCAACAGCCTGGAAAGATTTTAATTGCCCTTTGCTGAACCCATCCGGATAAACCTGGAAAATACAGGTCACATTGTCCTGCCATGCGCTATCCACAGCTTCAGCAATGCTGAATGATCCCGTCATTTCTTTTGTGATAACATATAAATGGATATTACAGAGTTGTTTTTGTTTTCTCTCCTCTTCCTGACATTCCGGCGTCCAATCATCAACAACCGGATTAAAATAGCTGATATCAACTTCTACTAAGAGCGGGATCAGATCATTTCTCCAAGTGGATTCATTGCAGGTTCCCCCTAAAAATATTTTGTTTGCTCCTTTCAGTCTCTCTATTTCCGCTGCGGCACCTCTTTTTATTTTCTGCTCCATAATTGGTTTCATAAATAACTATCCTCAAAATGTATTAATATATCCTCCACCAGACGGTTGTCAGCTGTCATATAATGAATTTTCCCACCATCGCTGAAATAATCATCCTGAGCTTTTTCAACCTCCTCACGGCTGATTATCACCCGGTTTCTTTTGCTGTAAGGCCGGGGGAAGCGGGATTTCCATTTGCTTTCTTTAGGTGTTGTCATTGTTTTTGTTTACCATCCTGCCCTCTCTCATCTACAAATTTATCAAAATTTAATAATCTATTCTGGCAGATTTTCAATAAGGCTGAATAGGATTCGTGTACATCGGTTACTCCATCAGCATTTTTATAAAAATCAGGCTCCCCGAACTGCGGACACCAACCACCGCAAGCAGCCTCACCACCACTATAAAAACATGCTTGAACTTTATATTTTTTACCTCTCTTAATCTCTAAATTACCATCTTTATCAATCTTACCTTCCATTATATTTTTCCTTAAAATTCATCATCATTGAGTAATGATCCCCATTCAGAATGGACATCATCAAAATTATCATACTGCGTAAATAAAACATCAAACCTTTCTCTGAACAGTTTCCTATCCTCCTTAGATAGTGTTTTATAACCTCTTTTGAATTGATCGGGCTGTCTTTTATAAACCTCATCAAACCTTTCCTCGTTGGTACTCCCTTGATAGAGTTTAAGGTCTGTTGCTTTGTCCTCTGCCTGCTGCTTGGCTTCGGTTTCTTTGTCTTCAGGCGCTTTGGACTTCAAAGTATCATCCATACTTGATAATATCTGCTTAAGGTAAGCGCCGGAATTTTTGATAATTGAACCTTTTTTTTCGTTTTCTGCGATGATTTCCATGGCCTGTTCTATTTTTTCACCGGAGTATGTCTTCCTCAAAGTCTCTATAGTTTTTTGAGGGACTTTAAACTCTTCCAGAACGGCTGTAATATTGTCTTTTTGGTATGGGATGGCTATTTTTTCTATCGGTAGATTAAGGAACTTTTTATACTTGGGGTTTTTGGTAATATAAAAACTAATACTATTAATAGCCTGACCTTTTTTTTTTGTTTCTGATTTAATAAAAAGATCAGTCTGGTCATTCACTTCTTTAATAGCTGGTTGTACTACTCTGCGGTTGAAATCCCTATATTCTTTATATTTACCAGGGTCGATGCCGAAAAAAATTCTTAAAACTGCAATACTTTTTTCAGGCGTTCGCCCTTTTTCAGGTATCTTGGTAATAGATGTTTTATAATCCCGGCATAATTCATAAAGCGCCCAGCCGTATTGTCCGCCTTTGTATTCCTTCTGAAGTTTTAAATTGATTTTAGCGTATAATGTTCTATCACTTAAAGCCGGGATTAATTCAGGCGCAAAGGAAAAATAACATATTTTATTAAATTTGCCGATTCGTACTCCAGCCAGCAGGCTTAAACATCCCCATTCTTTTCTTTTGTCTTTTTCAAAAATATTATACTCAACAGATGTGTCACGCAGGTTTTTAAGCATTATTTCTAGATTTTTAACACTATTAATACCTGGAACGTACTCTTTTAAAAGATCAATATTTACACTATGTATCGATGTGGTTTTTAATTCATCAAAGGCCTCTGCAAGTAAAGCATTGAATAAATGCTGTTCCAAAAGGCTTATTTTATGGCTTATCTGTATAACGGCACTATGTTTAATCACGTCTTTTTTGGTAGTCATAGTTATTATTTTTATGGAGACTGTTAATTGTTAGGGTTAAAGTATTTTTGTTTTCTGATAAAAATAAGGTACTTTTTAGTGTGGCAAAAGTCAAGTTAATTTTGTCACAACCCTACAGAAATCTGTCCACCGCTTTACAGAAATCTGTCCACCGCTTTACAGAAATCTGTCCACCGCTAACAGAAATCTGTCCACCGCTAACAGAAATCTGTCCACCGCTACTTTTTTTATCCCTTACCCACTATGCTTTTGCTATACCCCTAAAACTCTTAAAGCTCTTAAAAGTAATAAAAGGGTTTTTAAACGTGAAAAAATCAGAAAAAGGCGCAAAATTACAAAATTCTGCCTTTAAAAAGTGGTTGTTGTTCTTATAATAAATTATTTTATTTGTTTTTCTATTGGAATAAAAAGAAAGGGAAAAACAGGATCGTAAATGGAAATGTGAGAAGAAGACTGAATGAGAAATTTGCGCCGGGATTTTAACCGTGGTGGTATCACCACAGTTCAATGTTAAAGCTAGAACGGGAATTCCCCTTTCGGTATAATTTCAATAGGTTAGTATTTTTTTGTTGTTCGCGAGACTTCGATAGAATACGAAACAACCATTTAACCAATATTGACAATACTTTCCAGGTTTTTCCTATTGAAAAAGGCTTTTGGCGGAAATATTCGAAAGCCTTACAGAGTAAGAATTTGGAATATTTTTCCGGTTTTAACCGTCGCGATATCACAACAGTTGTTTCCATTTTGGAAATAGTTGATGTTTCTGGGTACTCGAATTCGAGTAGTCTAACACCGAATTCGGTTTTTTTGTTTTCAGAATGGATCCGGGTATGGTCCGTACTGCAGAACAGCATTAGAATTCAATGTTTATAAGTATTTGACAGTTGTAGGGGTATCCCTACAACTGTTTCGCAGAAAAATTAATATCCTTTGTCAGTAAGGGATTACTGATTTTTTAGAAATTTAGGGATCCGATATGGTCCGGAGAATTCGAACTGTTAGATATTTTCGAATAGTTGGAAAGGAGAAAGCCCGGGTTTAATTCCGGGCTTCCGGTTTAAGGAGAGTGATACATTAAAGAAGAAAATCTGCTCGTGGATAATTAAAGCATTACCCGATTCTCTTTTTAATTAAATTAGTAATTATGGGTATATAATAGCAGGATTCGGCTACAAAGAGCAAATCGGTGATTTTATTTTTAAAACTGTTGTAAAAATACATTCCTTTATTTAGAATACTAAGAGATTTAAGAAACCGCACAACTTGTGTATGTTGAAATGGGGATGAAATATTTACGGAGATCTGAATGAAGAAAATGCTGCTTTTTATCGGAATAATGCTGTTGATCAACTCTACCGTCTGGGCCGCAGAAGGCGCTATAACCCGTTTCGGGAACTGGCTGGATGGTACCGGACAAACATGTACTGAATGCCCTACCTGTCCCATCGGTTCGGAAGGTGTGATCTGTCCCGATACCCCGGTTGAAGATGTGAAAAGAGCGCCTTATGAAATAGGAATCCGCAGTGATGTTTTTGTCACTCCTACCGGCGGGCCGGCTCAATTCCACATTGATAATTTCACTCTTCAGTTCAAACATAATTATTCCAGAGTTTTCAATGTCTATGCCAGTTACAGTTCAGCCACTATTGAAAAAACCGAATATGATAATTCGCTTTACGATAAAACATGGCATTATCAGACGATTGTAGCGGGAATAGGTTGGTATATTCATCCTATTTTTGAACTGTTTGTCGGAATAGGTAAAATAGACGCTCAGAATTCGGAAGGTTCTGAAGAGTTGGGAATAGTTCTGGAACGTGGGTTAAGGGCGCATTGGGCTTTAAATAATCTGGGGTATAAAATCAATATAGCCTTGATCAGCCGTGAGATACCTTTAGCTGATGAGGGAGTGGACATCAACAGAAGTCCTGCTGTTGCGACACATACCAGCATCAGCGTCGGGATAGATATTCCGATAGGATGGTAGGATGTTTATCACCTTGATTAAATGGGCTTTGATAGGAGTAGGAATATGGTTTATCTATACTCTGATGACAGGCGGCAGCCTGCCTTTCTGAAATATATAAATTACTCCGTATCCATCAGAAATCTGATCTGTCTACGGCTCTTTGCCAGCTGTTCATCAGTCATTCTATCCAGAAGTATAGCTATAATTTCATAGGCCCGTTGGATATTACGTCCGGAAGTCCCGTTTTTCAGTCTTTTGAAAATACCGTCTTTGCTGGTTGCCATGATCTGAGAAAGTTCCTCTTTCGTAGCACATTGTAGTTTATCCATCATTATGTCTACGGATTCAACCCGGATGCCGTACTTTTTTTTGTACTGACACAGAGATATCTCCGGGTGTTTCGTCTGAAGATGTATTTTCAGACCCCGGAATGAGAGGGTACAGATACGGCAGAAAGTCTTATCTTTAGCTGCTTGGACTGATGGGTTCATTTCCTGTTTGATTTGTTTTTCAAGGCGTGTGAGGCGCTTTTTAAGTGCTTTTGTTGTCATAGTATGAATCAAGGATTGATCCTATTTTTTTTGCGTCATGATTGTCAAAACAAATCTGTTTAAGAGCTTCTTCAGCTTTTTCCAGTTTAGCTTTCAGTTACTCATAATTACCGCTGTTCTCTATCTGACGGCCTGAATCGTGCCAGGGGACGAAGGTGGAGGTAAGCACAGTTTGTCCTGAATGGGGAACAAAACTCCGATAAATCCAGCCACCAGGGACTCTTCTGACTGATTCAATACGGTGATCAGTTTTGGTAATAATGATTTCTTCATGCAGTTTCATTTTGTAGATGTCGTCCATTTTTTGTCCTTTAAGTTAAATTACAGGCCGTAAAACAGCCACGTTGTACTCAGTATGAGTGGGGTAATGCTGATGGGAAAATTCTTTACCAAGCTGAGGATCGGAATCAAAATGGAAGCCGTAACTTGGTTTTTCATCTTTATAGGTTTTGTAGGTAATGACAATAGGTACTTTATGGATTGTCGTATTATCTGAATAAGTCACCGTCTGAAGAGTGTGAGCTTTTTTTAATTCAGACATGACCAGTAGAACATCGGCTCCTGATTTTTCAATCAGGTCGTCGGCCAGTTCGCTTTTGTATTTCATGGGGTTCATTTTGAGTTATTAAGTAATTCTTAATTTAAAGGTTGATAAAGTATTATTCTTGTTTTCAAAGGCAGAAATTAGTAACTTACGACTTTTGAGCCTAGTCAGGAAATGACACCTAGCCTAGTCAGGAAATGACATCTAGTGCATAAACAAGTCTCTTCAGTTTTGCCAAAAGAATTTTGTCATATATTCTGAAGCTGAAAGGAAGTGAGTACTTTACTAAATTACCATGAAATACAGTATAATTTTTCATTTTGCTGAACAAATTACCGTAGCTTTGTAAGGTGTGACCTTCTTTTTTAACCCATTGTAGTAAATCTATAGGGTTTGTGAAATTTCGCTTTGTGTAATCATATTCATAATATTCATAATCAAAATCAAAAGTTTTTTTCATTTTTTCATCTTATTTTTAAGGTTTGATGCAGTAGGTGCTTCTTTAGGTATTTTGTACCCGTGAATTTTATCAATGAATGTTTTTACTTCGATTGTGCTCAGTCCGTCATTTTTTAAAGTTTTCATTTTATCCTTTGGTGTTATTAAGTAATGCTTAATAGGTGGAAGCCGGTTACCCGGATCCATTCTGAAAACAAAAAAACCGAATTCGGTGTTAGACTACTCGAATTCGAGTACCCAGAAACATCAACTATTTCCAAAATGGAAACAACTGTTGTGATA